GCGAAATTTGGCCCTTCGCAGATGTGTCGGTTACGGTCGCAAGCCCTTGCGCCGATTTTGCCGTATCGTCCATGGCGGAAGAAACGCCCTCCAGGGAGGATTTGACTTCATCCATCCCTTCGGCCTTGCCGACGATGCGGAGGGTTTTGACAATCTCGACCATCTATTTCTTCTTCTTCGCCGCCTTCTTTCGCGCACCAAGTTCGCTGAAGAAATCGCGCACCGCTCCGGCGTCCTGCACGTCGACGCCATAAGGCTTGTCGCCGGGCTTATGGCTTCCCAGGTTCCGGTACTCGCCATCCATTTCGCGGATCAATTCCAGGAAGCGATCCATCTCGTCGTCATCATCGAGTCCCAGATGGTCCCGCGCATATTCTGCGATCTTGGAAAACGGGATCGCTCCCAACGCCATGCCGATATTGCGCTCGCTGCTCAGATGCGAGAATGCCGCCCACACAAACCGCAGATGCGGCCATATTTCCGGGCTTTCGTAATAGGCCCTCGGCGGTTCCTCGCCGCGCTCGATCAGTCGTCGCCAAATAGGGAAAGAGGCGCCCCATCGGTGCTGCCAGCGAAGCGCCTCAATCAGTTTTTTGCGTCGTCCTCGAAGTCCTCTCGCTTTTGCCTCGCGACCTCGTTCGCCGCCCACAACACGCCTTCACGGAATTGCGGATATTCCGGCGAGGACAGATAATGCCATGCCTGCTCTTTCGAGTATGGCAATGGTTTATCGTCCTCGCCGAGAATGCCGTCCCAATCGAGCAGGCATGTATCGCGCAACAGAATCGCCAGGATGCGGTCCTGTTCGTCAGGATCGAGCGAGCCGCCGGCACGCTTGTTCCGCGGTACCGTATTGATGAGGCGGATATTCAACTTGCGCCAGTCGCGGTTCTGCGCGCCGCGCACCTTGAACCGCACGCCTTCCAACTCCGGAATGTCGTCGACCCAATCGCCTTCTTCCTGCTTCGCCACGTCGATCTTGATGTCGCTCATTTTCATTGTGGCGAGCCTCAAGTCGACGCCGGGTCGGAGAACACTTCCGAGTCGATAGCAACGTCGTATTCGTTGCGCATCACATTGTCGGCGGTGCCGATATTCTTGCGCTTGCCCATCACCAGGGCCCGGAAGAATTGAAGCGTGTCGCTATAGGTGTTGTCGGGAGCGTCAGGAATGACAACCTTGAACGCATATGTGTTCTTGGTCGCCTCCGCTGCGTCGACGGCCGCTTGACCGGCATCGGTCGGGTCGTGAGCGCAGACGATGGTGAAGTCGCCAGCATCGCGGACGCCCTTGGCCTTGCGCATCCGGCTATCGGCGAGCGAAGCGAACGTGACCGAATTCGACTTATCGCCGAAGGCGTTCAGGTTCTCTACAAGGCCGATTTCCGTCCAGGCCGACATTGCCTCGAATTCCGCAAGCGTGTCGGCCTGCGCCTCGGTGACCGCACCGCCGATATAGATTTTCGTGCCAGTTGCAGTGATGATGTTGCCCATGGGCGCACCTCTTGAATGGCGCTAAGACGCGCCGGGAAGCTGCCGCCCACGCAGCAAGCGTCATCGTCCGGGCGCGGGCTCACGCTCGGAAGTCTTTGCGATTTGTGGAGGGTGAGACCGGCCTAGCCGGCGAACTGGAAGCGATAGGGAACGATGACAGAAAGACTTAGCCAGTTGCCGTCATCGGACACGTCGTTTATGATGGGAGCGCTCGGCACAAAGGTTTCGACGCCGCCGAACTTCACCTCGCGAAAGATGCCGGCAAGCGTGTCAGCCCATGGCAATACGGTGTCGAGCCCGAACCCGCTCTTGACGTTGAGCACGAGCCGCGCCGCGCCTTCCTCGAAATAGGTGCGACCAAGAACGGGCTTGCTCGAATTGACCACGGGATATTGCACAACAAGAAAGGCATTCGCGTCAGGTGGATCGCTCGCCTCTGTTCCCGTAATAATCTCGCTGAGTGTCCATTGCGAAGCGAGCCGCGCTTGAAACGCGGCATCGACAGCGGCGCTCGGCATTTATCGTGGAACCCTTACCAGGATGGCGGGATTGCGCTGTTCGGACTTGTTTCCCTTGAGGCCGCCGACAATCTCGCCGCCTATCACCGTCCGGTAGGTGAAGCTGATCTTCGCCACGTTTCCAAATCGTCGCGATGCGAGAGTGGCGAGAACCTGATAAACGCCATCCGGCGCTTGCGACGACTGACCGTGCTCGATCTTCCTCGCATATGGCAGCGTCGTCGTGAACACGTATTCCTCGGCTTCAGGAACCGCCTCGCCGGGCTTTATCTCCATGCCATCGGCAAACAGCGTGTGAGAACTCCTATAGAGGCCGGGATGCGGATCGCGCGGTGGAGTACCGACTGGCGAGTTCTTTTCAAGCTGTTCGGCGATCCACAACAACACGTCCATGAACACATCGAACTCGGCTACGACCGTGCTGTTCGGCTTGATCGACTTGAGCGATGCATCCTCGCGGCCATCCACCGTCACAGTGGACCTCGGAACATGGCCGAGCACCTGCTTGTCTATGTCCTCGGCCTCTTTGATCTGCTCCTTGGCGAAGTCCGCGAATATGGCAGCCTGCATGTCGGCAGAGAGGTCTTGCCGCAGCATCAATTCTATGTCGCGAGTAATCGGTTCGACCTTGGCGTTGACCTTTACCATGCAAGCGCCTCGCCGACCGTGACTTTCGGGTAGTTCCGCAAGGCAGAGTCCATTGAGGTATTGAGCACCCGAATGCCGAGCCGCTCCAATTGCGGCGCACACCCGTCGAGAGCTTCACGGCACTCGCGCATCTGTTTCTCGTCGCGCCGGATGGCGAAGTTCTCGGCATCATGCCAATGGCGATGGCCGATCATGTCCATACCGACGAGGATGATGCGTTTTGCGCCGAACTGCACCGCCAGATTGATCGCATGGAATCCTGAATGGCCGCCGCCGGTGCGCAGACCGCAACCGATGCGGGCCATTTCCTCCGTGAGGATTTCAGCGCGGGCGACCAGCTTGATGCGCCGCACCTCCGGATAAACCTTCGCGACAGTCGGCGATGCGGTGATCTTCAGCCCGTGGAACCATGGCGCGCCGGCATTCGCCAGCCACCAGCCCCTATCGCATCCATAGAGCGCGTCAGCCCATGGCGCGAGCCGCCATGACGATTTGATGACGATGAACCGCGCTTTACCCTGGGCCTCTGCTAGATCGAAGTCGGTTGCGCTTGGGCCTGTCGCAACAATGATCGCCGTTTCGCCATGCCAGTCCGGCCAACTAGCCTCTGCCGGTGAGTTCATAGGCAATCAGCGTGCCGGCAATGCGCCGTGTGCTGTCATCGATGGCCATGATTGCCAATTCCCTGCCGCGCACCATAGCCTTGTCCGACTTAGTGATGACGAATGGCGGCGACTCGCCGTCTAGGTCTTCCGCGAGCACGATGATTTTGCGGTCACCCTGAACGATATTGCCGACCAATTCTTCCGGCATGTAGCCCATTACGCGCGCCAGGCATGGCCTGTCGGTCGGCGTTCGATCCGTTCCGGTGCCTGTGTAACGGCGAATGGCTATCGTCTCACCATGCTCGCTGATCTGATCGCGATACATTCTTCGCGCCTCGTCGGGCGTCATTCAAACACCCGATAGGTCGCCAGCAGGTTCTCCGACGCGATGCGCATTACATTTGCCGCATTGTCGGTCACGATGTATTGCCGCGATCCTACACCCTCGACGGTATCGGTGCTGACGAACAGATTACGCTCGCCGAGATTGTAAATGTGCTTGACCATCAACAGCACGGCTTGCTTGATCGGTGCCGGCAGCAGGTCGGCGGTGGCAATTTCGTATCCGGCCGTATAGCGAATCTTCACGCTCTCGGGATCGCAGCGCACGGACAGTGGCCACACGCCACCATAAATCGGAGCGATACTCGCCTTCCCTTGGCCGCCGCGATTGAGCACACGGAAGTCCGTGTCTTCGATAAGCGTCTGCTGAACGCCATTGCCGTCGATGTACGTCACGCTGTCAACCGTCAGCAGCGGCGGATATGACAGCGGGATATGCTGGTCTCTCGGCCAGCATGAATAGGGAAACCAGTTGCGCCGAATTTCCCAGGTCTGCGGACGCAATGCCTGACCAAGCCACCCGCCTAGCGCCGGGTCCAACTGCGCTACGGCCGCATCGATGACGGCCTGAATCATCATGTCATTGGCGCTGTCAGTAATGCGCAGTTGCGCCTTGGCTTCGGCGAGCGTCACGACGGCATCGGTCGGCCGTTCAATCACGACCAACGATGACTGCATTGTTCGATCGCCGTACCAGGTCATTCTAGCAGCCGCCAAAGCGTCCCATCGACAAGTTCG